GGATGTTGATTTACAGGAAAAAAAAGTAGCAGGGCCTGTTGGTAGAGGAGATGAGGCGTTATTTAGAAAATGTGGTAATGGAGTATGGCCGGCATTAGGTACTGCTCCTAGTTTCCAAGTAAGTTCTACACAACCAGGCAAATGTACAAGATATTGGTATAAAGTAAATACAGAATATATGACAAAAAATTGTACACAAATAATGTTTCCAACTTCGAGTGGAGATAAAAAAATAACTGTACATAAAGATTTAGCGGCTATTGTTAAACCGGCAATTGTAAAGATAAAAGCATTGGGTTTGCAAAAATATATTGAAAATTGTGGCGGTGGTTTAGCAGTAAGAAACGTAACTTGTGGAACTAGATTATCAAATCATAGTTGGGGAACGGCCATTGATATGAATACCACCAAATATCCGTATGGGTACAAATTTAAACCAGATGGTATTTACGTTGGTGCTAAAAAGTTAAGGGATTTGGATGCATTTGATAGAGGATTCCAACAAGTAGCAGCTATATTCAAATCACAAGGAATGACTTGGTTAAGTAATAATGACCCAATGCACGTTTCAATATATGAGTAACAATCATAATAATTCCCAAAAATAACAATTCAAATATTTATAAACATAACAAATAATAAAGTATGAATACGGACAAATTATTAAAAGCCATTCAAATTCTTATTAAAGAGGAACTTAAAGAACAATTACCTGCTTTAATTAAGGAAGGTGTGAAGGCTGAGATGAAAAAGATGTTAGCAGAGGGTAAACAACCTGCTAAAGAAAAAACTACTGGATTATCAATGGCTAAAGCTATGTTAGATGATGATATTATTGAAGAATCGGCATCTACACAAGTAGTACCACAAAAACAATTCAGTAAAAACCCAATGATTAATCAAATCCTCAATGAAACAAGAGGTGGGATTCCGCAAGGAGATGGTGGGTTTAGAACAATGAACTTTGGACAAGGTGATATGGGTTCTATTGTAGGTAAAACAGCAATTGCTGAAAAAATGGGTTATGGTGATTTAGCGAAAGGACCTTCTCCAACTGGATTGGGTGTAAATACTGGAGTAGCTGAATTGGATAAGGCTTTTAACAGAGACTATTCAGAATTGGTAAAACGATTTAAGAAGTAATGGCAATTATATTAGGAAAAAAACCTATAATAGAAACAAAGGAATATGAAGATTATGCAGTTGGATTGTCTTTACCAATTCAAATAAGTAATGTTGCCTTTAAACAAAATTATACGGAAATAGAACAACTTAAAACTAATATAAAAAATCTATTATTAACTAAAAGAGGAGAGCGTTTGATGAATCCTTTATTTGGTACAGGTGTAGAAACTGTATTATTTGAACCAATTACAGATGAATTCGAAGAAAAAGTTCAAGATATAATAACAAACTCTGTTGAAAAATATATACCAAATGTAAGTATTGAGGAAATAAATGTTGATATGAGTAATGAAAATAAAGATAAAAATTTGATAAACATATCATTGAAATTTAGAAGTAGAAGTACTGGTAATTCTGGTTTGGTATCATTTAACATAGCACAAATAGCACCATAATATGAGTTTAACACCATCAAATAACAATTTTACAAATAGAGGAAAAGATATAAAATATCTTAATAAAGACTTTTCAGCCTTTAGAGATAACTTAATTGAGTTTTCAAAAACATATTTTCCAAAAACAAATACTGATTTTACTGAAGCTTCTCCTGGTATGATGTTTATTGAAATGGCATCTTATATAGGTGATGTACTATCATACTATATAGATGATACATTTAAAGAATCATTAATAACAACAGCCGAAGATTTAGAAAATGTAGTTGCATTGGCTCATGCGTTAGGATATAAACCAAAAGTTACTGCACCTGCAACAACATTAATGTCTGTGTATCAGATAGTACCTGCGGTTGGTAGTGGTATATTAAATGAAATAGATACTAAATATTTACTAAGGATTAGACAAGGTATGGAAATTGAGTCTAAAGATGAATCTATTAAATTTATTACTACCGATATAATAGATTTTTCGGATACTACGGATAGAGATATTACTGTGTATCAGAGGGATGCAAATACAGGTGAACCTACTTTATATCTTGTAAAAAAATATGTTCAGGCAATATCTGCAACATCGAAAGAAGCTACTTTTGAATTTGGTTCATATACACCATTTCAAACTATAAATTTAAGTGATACTAATATTATAGAAGTATATGATGTAAGAGATTCTAATAATAACAAATATTATGAAGTACCTTACTTAGCACAAGAGATGGTTTTTTTAGATTATGCAAATACGGAATTAAATGACCCAGATCTTGTACAATTTAAAGATAGCGTACCATATATTTTAAAAACTTTAAAAACTCCAAGAAGATTTGTATCAAAGGTAAATCCTGATTTAAGTACTACACTTCAATTTGGAGCTGGTGACCCATCGGCATCAGATGAACAATTAATTCCAAATCTTAAAAATGTAGGACTGGGGTTACCTAACTCTATTAAAAGATTGGAAGAATCATTTGACCCAACAAATTTCTTAAAAACAAAAACATACGGAACATCTCCATCAAATACATCAATTACTGTTAAGTATTATGTAGGTGGTGGTATTTTATCAAATATAGAATCGGGTCAATTAACTAGAATAACATCTATTGTATATGATAATGATTATGGAGATTTAAATCAATCTCAAATAGCAACATATAATAGTCTAAAAAATTCAGTAGCCGTTACAAATGAAATACCGGCGTCTGGTGGTAGAGGTAGTGAAACATTAGAAGAAATTAGACAAAATGCTTTAGCAAATTTTGGTTCTCAAAATAGAGCAGTAACTACAAAGGATTATCAAGTAAGGGCTCTTTCAATGCCACCGAAATATGGTTCTGTTTCTAAATGTTACGCAACCGCTGATGGTAAGTTGGATAATAATTCACCATCATCAATATTAGCATCACCTAAAGCTTTGCAAGAATTTACCGATTTGGTAATGGGATTTGTTAATAGACCTGATATAGAAGAACCAACGCAAGAAACAGTATCTGCTGAAATTAGAGATTTTTTAATTGGAAAAACATCAAATGATAACGAAAAAAATAATCCATTTGCTATAAATCTTTATATGTTGGGATTGGATGGTACTGGTAGATTAACTCAAATTAATAGAGCAGTTAAAGAAAATTTAAAAACATATCTAAATGAATATAAAATTCTTACGGATGGTGTTAATTTTTCCGATGGATTTATAATAAATATAGGAGTTAATTTTGAAGTAACTTGCTATCCTAATTTTAATAAATCAGAAATAGTAGCTAAGTGTATTTTAGAATTAAAAAATTATTTCAATATTGATAAGTGGACATTTAATCAAACAATTAATCTAAGTCAATTAGAATTAATATTGGCAAATGTTGAAGGAGTATCATCAGTTCCTATGCTTGAAATTGTAAATAAATGCGGAGGGCAATATTCTACAAATTCGTATAATATAGAAGCGGCAACTAAAAATAAAGTGGTATATCCATCATTAGACCCTTCTGTTTTTGAAATTAAGTTTCCTGATTCAGACATAAAAGGGAGGGCAAAATAATGGCATACTATTTTTTAACAGCATCAAAAGACGCATCAATTTATCTACAACAACCCAATCAAAATACTGGGCTTGATGAGATATTAGAAGTAAGTAAAGTTTTTTTCGGAAACGTAAAAGATGTATCACATGCTTTACTCAAATTTGATTTAGGGTTTTTATCCCAATCATTATATAATGGTACAATTGGTATGAATGATGCTAGATTGTTGATAAAAGAATCTCAAACGGAAGAAATACCATTAGAATATACAATTCATGCAAATGCTATATCTGGAAGTTGGGAAATGGGTATTGGTACTAGGTTTGATGCAATCACTACAAAGGGTGTAAACTGGAATTATAGAGAAGGTGATACTAAAGTAAATTGGCTAGACAATGATTTTAATTCATTTACTACCGCAAGTATAAACGATGGTAGTGGTGGTACTTGGTGGACACAATACAGCGCATCTCAAAACTTTAATTATGAAAGAGGTGATATCGATATGGATATCAAATCAATGTTAAAAGTTTGGATGTCAGGTTCTATTCCAAATGATGGATTGATGTTAAAGTTCGCAAACTCAACGTTGTTTCCTGAAAACATAGAATCTAACACACAGGATTATGGTATATTACGATTATTTAGTAAAGAAACTTTTACAATTTATCAACCAAAAATAAGAATAGGCTGGGATGACCAGTCATTTATAACTGGTTCGTTGACTGAATTAACTTCCAATGATATTAAGGTTGGTGTTAAATCATTTAAAAATGAATACAAAAAAAATACCATACCAACAATAAGAGTGGTTGGTAGAGAATTATATCCATTAAAAACTTTTACAAATTCATTTGTATATAATGATATAAAGTATCTTCCACAAACAAGCTATTATCAAATTAAAGACTTCGCTTCAGATGATGTTATAATTCCTTTTAGTGAGTATTCAAAATTGAGTTGTGATAGTGATGGTAACTATATTAAATTAAATCTATCGAATTGGGAAACTGGTAGAGTTTATAAAATAGAATTTAAAATTGATATGGATGGTGATGTAAAGTATTATGATGATAAAATTACATTTACTGTTGTAAATAACTAATATGGCTAATTATAGAAATACAACATCTGGATTAAAAAATGCTAATTTGCTTGATGGTATAACTACAAGTGGGTCTTCTGTAATACAACGTAATACTGAAACAAGTTATACATTTAATGAGTACAATGAAACAGATGGTGTTGTTTTTGGTAAACTAAGTAAACCCAAATATAATGAAATTGATTTACTAAAATCAGTAGATACAAGGATATTTGAATTAATACCAACCGAACCACCACCATTGGATGATGATGTTCCTAGACCTGTTTATAATGAAGTAACTCAATCCGTTATTGATTTAACAGAAGAGGTTATTAGACTTAATACAATTGTAGTGGATTTAACAGCAAAGGTTAGTGAACTTGAAATAGTTTCGGAAAGTTTACGAGTTGATGTTGATTCACAAAAGATATTGGTAGCATCATTTGAAAATCAATTAAATCAGGCAAACGTAAAAATATCAAATGTAGTAGTTGATTTACAAAATTCAATTCAAAAAGGAACTGCTGAAGCAATTCAAAGAGTTTCTTTAACTGCTCGTAATCAATCATTGAAAGAACAAAATGACCAATATAAAGAAATATTAGAAGGTAAGCAAGCTAAAATTGCAGAAGGTGCTAAAGTTGGAATGGATTTCTCTGTTAAAAGTGTACAAAAAGCTTCACCTCAATATGGGGATTTAACTTATAGAGCTAGAGCAAAAGATGATGGTAATGGGCAGTGG